TTTTGAAATCGCTGATCGTTTCCCGAAGGTTTTGAATGGTCGTCTCCAACACGCCGAGCGTTTTGGAGAGCTTGCTGAATAAGGTCGCAATACTCATAACAAATCCCACCAGCGCGATCAGCCCCGCCACAATTTCCCAAGTCATACCCCGTCTCCTTTCCTTCTTTTATCATATGATATCATAGTCATGGAGGGGGACGAAAGTCCCCCTGTTTTCACGAGCCAAGCCATGCTTTAGCAGTTTTTCGCGCCTCGGCGTTGCTTCCATAGAAGCCCGAAGCCACAAGAATAGCGAGGATTTCCTCCCGTCTTGTCTTGTCAGCAGCAAGATACAGCGGCTTCCAGTAGGAGGTCATGCCACTTCTCACCGAGGAACGCGCTTCCTTTTCGGTCATACCGTTCTCCATCTTCGTCTGGAGCATCTCCTCGATCATATGAAGAGCATCCTCGGCGTCACCCCTCTCAAAGGCATCGTTCACGTGGACGATGCGATACAAAGACGTTACCGTCTCCTCCAAATCGGCAGACGTTACGGTATCGCCTTCCGCCTCCCGCTGCTTCTTCCGAATGTAGTTTTCCTCGGCATTGACCGCCATGCGAATCTGCTCCGCATCGAAGATCTTTTCATTCTTCATCTCGGTCATCAATTCCTCGAACAACTCCCAATCCCCGCCCATGCGGGCCAGTGCCGCCTCGCGGATTCGTGAATCCCTCTCACGCATCACCTTGCGAAGCGCCGTCTTGGCGTCGTCATCGTCCTTGAAGCGCTCGGAGTACCGCTCGATAGCCTTTGCGTCTCCCGAGAGATAAGCTTCATACAAAAGCTCACCGTTGCTGTTCTCCGTTCCAAGCAACGCGTCTTTCAACCCCACGCCCGTGGTTTCGGAAAGCGAGGGCGTGCGGAACAGCGTATAGTACATTCCACGTAGATCCTTCATCACGTTTCCTACCGGCAAACCTACGATGGAGGATAGCGGCGTGGCAACGCGGAGAAGCTTCATGTCCCACGACATCTCCTCGGATTGCAGCGCATCAACAGCCTGTTTGATATCCGAGATGATCTGCAGATCGTTTCGACTTACGTCATACCCTTGGAAAATCGAAACCACATCCTTCACCCACGGTATCATTCCCAATGGGTTGCTGGAACCCACAAGATCGCGGGAGGCGTGATACAGATATTTCTCGACGTAGGTCTTTTCCTCGTCATCGTCTCGCATGGCCATAATGACCGCCTTAGCAAGGGAGGCCGCTACGATGGAGAGCCCCGCGGAATATAGGGATTTGACCGCCATCCGTTTGGCCGCGATCTCTCGTCCCGCCGTCTTGACCTTACCGCCGCGTTTCAGATTCAGTGCAGAGTCGACGAGTATATTGACGGTAGTTGTTGGTTCTGCCATAAAAGCGGTAATCATCTTGCTCATCTCGTTTTGACTCCTCATCCAAGAGGATCGGGTAAATACCGAGTCGTAGACCTGCGTCTTCCGCAGACATTCGCTCGCAATGTCTGCCGCCTTCCGCAGCATTTCATCGCTTCCCTTTTCATAGAGGAGCTTCCCTGTCTTGGAATCTCGCAGAGAAGCCGCCATATTCTTGGCCGCCTCCCAAATTCGTACCCACGTCACCTCATCGGCATGGGCAGGAAGCCAGCCGGCAATATCGTCGATCTTATCGGTAAACTTCTGACTGCCCTCGATCCACTTTTCGGTGGAACCGCCCGTCATATCGTAACCGCCCATCTCTTTAATCACGGCAAGAGGACAATGCTTTTTCATCTCCTCCCAGGCCTTTCGATGCTGTTTCGGCAGAATACGCCGCGGCATTATTTCAAAGAAACGTTCGGGTATGTAGGCATATGCTCTCGCCTCCGAGGTGCGTTGCTGTACCACCACCGAAAGTGACGCATAGGTCGCTCCCTTCTTCATACGGTTGGCCATGAGCTCCACCAGCTTCGCCTCTCCGCTTTGCTTGCGGACGCCCTTATTGGCGTCGTCGATGAGTTTCTCGAAGTAATCAAACAACTCCTGTCCGCAATAAGCCTTCACCGTTTCCTTCAGCGATACCGTTTCTCCATTCTCTCGGTGGAATTTGGTATTCCAAACGCGAGAGAAATCCTCAACACCGAGAACGCCATGGTACAGTGACATATCGTTGACGTGATTTGACCACACCTTCATGAAATCGGAAAGCACCACGGGACTATTGGCATGAGAGACGGTTGCCTTGGTCATTCCCAGATTTTTCGTCCGTTGCTTTCCTTCCTTGTCGGTCTTTTCATCCCCAAGATAACTGTCCTTGGACTTAATCGGAAAATAGAATTCTTCGCCGAAGAGATCGATTCCGTAGAGAATCTCCGATACCGAATTACCTTTCTTGGCCATCGTAACCGACAAATAACTTTGCATCCGCTGAACGAATTCTCTCTGCTCCTTGGTCAGCTTGTCGCCAATGGTAGTAAGCTCATGCTCGGTCAAGCGGTTCGGCTTCTCGCTCACCTTGCCTTTCTTGCCCAAGGGTGTCTTGACCTCCTGCTCATTCCCGTGAACGAAGCCGCCTTCTACAAGGTGCTTGATCGCCTGTCTTCTGCGGGAATAGGCGTAGAGCGACATAACCTGCCCGAGAGAAAGCGTCACTTCATTGCCGCCAAGCTTCAGCGTCATGGATTGGCTCATATCCCACTCATCGGCGCCGGTCTTTTCACACACCGTCTTATAGTAAGCCTTTGCCTCGTCCATATCTCTCGCCCAGATCATTTCAGACTCGGCCATTTCCTCAAAAAGTGCCGAAAGGGTCTCGGAACCGATAAGCTTGGCGGCAACATATGGCTTGAGATTGTTCACGCCGAACTGCTTAGCCATCGAAGCGACTTTGTCAACGCCTCCCGTCCCTGTTGCCTTCAGCTTCTTATGAAAACGTCTCAACTCGGTGTAGACTGCCTCGGCCGTTGCGGTGATGGTTTCGTTCCGAGATTGATTGAAGAATTTATTCGCATTTCGGATCGCGGTATCAAGGACCGTGATCGCCTGATAGACCACATCGAGCTCCTGAACCGTCATGGCACTGATCGGAATATCACCCACACTCGCGGCAAGCTCATCCAACTTGTCGGCGATCTCAGGGTGATAGCCTTCGGCGATTTCGGGGTTATCGTTGCCCAGGATACTCTTATAGGCATCTACCATGGCCTTCAGCTTTTCGCTCGCCTTGTAATACTTCCCATGAATGCCATCGAGCTCGGCCTGCAGAGCTTTGATCGTCTCGCCGACCTCGGTAAGCTGCTCCTGAAGGGCAATCTCGGTATCGCTTCCCGCCTCGGTGTTCTGATGCTTACCGTCAAGGATCTCCTGCTTCCGCTTCGCTTCGCGAAGGCTCTCCTGCAGCTCGGCGGCCCTCTGTCCGTAGTAACGAACGGCACGGTCGTTTTCGCTGTTGATGGCCGACAGAAGCTCTACGGCGGGCCGCTGGAGCCAATTCGGAATGTGCTTTTCCTTGGTAGGCTTCACAAGAAGGCGGTTTAGTTCATTCACCTTCTTCTTGATCTTGTCCCGCATAACGGTGCGATCCCGACGGTCCTCTGTCTCCTGAGCCCGTTTCTCTGCCTTTGCTTTGGCTTTTTTGGCAGCCTGCTTCTTTGCCTCGTCAAGAATACGAAGAAGCGGTGCGGCAGCCTCTAAATGCAAGAGTTTTCGATCGATCAAGTTAATGTGATTGGCTACTTTCTCAGCCTCCTTTTGAAGCGTTTTCAGCTTCTCGAAGTCCCTCACTCCCTTTCCGAAGGAAATCTCCCGAATCTGCCGATTGATCTCCTGAAGGCGAGCCTCTGCCGCATTCAGCTCTCCGATCTGCTCCTTATATTCGCTTAAACGGTTTCGCTCTACATCGGTCTGCGCTACGCTCTCAAGAGCGTTTGCCAAAAGGGAGCGATTCGAGATTCCCTCTCGGCGCGTAGAGAATAAGGCACTCTCTCCGATCTTACCTTCTGGCCTTTCCGTGTGTCCAAAATGGCGAAGAACCGCCTCGGGCAATATGTCCGGAAAATTCCTGTTGACATAATCCAATAACTGTGCTATACTAATAGTAGAATCGGTAACAGAAAGCGGCTCTGCCGCAGATCTGGGCGACTGTGTCGCAGCCGATTCTTTTTTTGCGTTTATGGCATAAAGCACATCCATGGAAGTTAACTCGTGTCTAAAACGGTTTACTATGGATCTTACGATATAGAAATCTCCCGCTGTATTTTTCGCGGCGCCAATGAGAACATAACTTCCCGTAGCCTGATCTTTTGAGGGAATCAATTCGTTAATCCGTATGGAGTTTTTTAGAATTTCCCCGGCCTTCATCGTAACGAGGTAGTTTGCATTATTTTGAGGATCCTTCGTTCTGCGAAGGCCGTGTTTCAGGCCGTCTGTTCCAAGCAGAATATCGGCATCTATATCCTCCACATAGACGGACACACTACCATTTTTATCTGTAATCCCGACGGCGGCGGCATTTTTCTTTGCATAAAGAATAACATCCGCTCGATTCGCGGGTACCGTTTCGTTTAATATGGTGATTGCCATATCAGGCTTGCTAACAAGCGTCCTGTAGGAATAGTCACGAGCGGTAGATCTTCCCCTTTCTTGATTCTTCACTCTCTCCGACGTCTCCATTTGCGAGACGTCTGTTTTTTTGAAGGTTTCGGAAGCGTCATAGAGAGCGTCGGCAAAGCGTTCCTGAAGCGTCGCAAGCTCGTCCTTCATAGCGGCAATGATACGTCCCTCGTCGGAATCCGGATCCATGCCCGCATAAGCGGCCTTCACGCGATCAACAAAACGGCGGATATATCCGAGGATCTTGTCCGCAAGAGTGCCGTCCCGCTTCTTCAGCGCAGCGATCCGCTCCATGACACGACCGTCGTTCAGAAGCGTCTCCATGGAATTGGCCACAACTTCCTCATACGCCTCGCCGTAGGTCAATGTCCGCCCTTGCGCCTCTGCCTCATCCTGTTGATTGGCGATCAGCTCCTCGGCCGATATCCCCGTTTTCGCGTAGGTCTCCATCAAGAAATCCGCCAGCTTACGGAACTTCACGGGCGACCACTGACGAATGAAGTGCGTCAGCTCGTGGGCCAGGGTATAGACGGTAAGCCCCTGCCCGTTAGCACCGGCGTTAATATCGAGCCAGATATCGCCTGTTTGGGGATCATAAAAACCGTTATCGGTAATCCGCTCACCGTCCTTCCGCGTGTACCCCCGCTTTCCGCTCTGCACGTCCGACTCAAAGAGGTGGATATTGACGCCAAGGATCTTGGCGGCCGTCTCACAGAACCCCTTCGACGCCCTCTGCCGCTCGTTCAGTGCCCCTTTCGACTTGACACCTTCCCAAATAACCCGCCCCTTCTTGCCGTTGCCCTTTTGGCGGGAATTTTCCACAAGGCTCTTCAGCTTTGTGGCCTTTTTGGTATCCTCATCGAGGGCACGAACCCGTCCAAGCTCATAGGCAAAGCCCTTTTGCACTTCATTTAAGACCGCGATTTGGGGAAGCTTGGCGAGCTGCGTCTGGGGAATCCCCGCCCATCCATACAGATAGGCAGTCTCAACCCCTCTCACGTAGTCCTTGGCTGATGTCTTACCGTCGTAACGATCAACCACATTCTTCATGACCCCCGGCTGAATCTCGGAACGGGCCAGCTCGGCATACAGCTCCGCCTCGGCATCCGACGCATAGGTAATATCGGCGGAAGACACCTCGCGGCCATCAGCAAGACGTAATGTCAATTCACCGTCCTTCACCGCCTTAACGCCTTCGATCACGATACTCTCCCCGCTGTCGGTCATCATAGCGGAGGACGTGTTTCCTTTTTCATAGCGAGAGAATTCGGGAGAGGTAAATGCGTCCTTGCTCAGGACACCGCCATCTTCTCCCTTAGCCGAATCCGTCGTCGCGACGGGCTCTGCCTTGGGCTCACGCAAAGCATCCGCTTTTTGCGTAACGGCAGTAGGATTTGTTGCTTGTTCAACGACGTCTTCCGAACCGGAAACCGAATCCTCCGCCGGAACACCGTTTTGTATCGATTGTTCGTTTTGATCAACAAGACGCTTTAGGGCAGCTCCCTTGATGCTCTTTCCGGTCTCAAGCCGTGCCTGTTGTTTAAGTGCAAAGGTATTGTCGGGATCCAGTTCAAGCGCCTCATGAATCAGCTCCGCGGCGTTTTCACCATATAAGTCACGATAGTCCTGATGGATCTGCCCGCGCTCTGTTTCCTCCGAAATTACGCTGCCACTCTCCAGCAGGCCTGTGGAAAGCGCCGTTACGATGGCTGTTTCAAGCAGTTCCTCTACCGTAGGTGCATCGTAATCCTCGCCGAACAAAATACTGCGAAATGCAGGCTCAAGGAAATTCTGAAGCTCCTCTTCCGTCACTTCACTGCCGATTTTCACAACCCCCGACAACGCAAGACGCGCCAGCGCGTTATCGATCTGCGATACCTTGGACAGGAGCAGATCGTCGGTAACACCGCCTAACGCGCCGATACCGCCGAGCAAGTATTGAAGCCCTGCCTCCGAAGCACCGACCAGCAAGCTGTAGCTTCGCGCCTTGTCCGTATCATACCCTTCCGAAAGCGCCTGTCGATAAGCACCGCCGGATGCCGAGGCGCCCATCGTGGCAGTACCGGCCAAGGAAGCCGCGTTTCCCGCAACGCCGAGCGCACCGAGACCTTGAGAAATCAGAATCGACGGGAGCATATTGCCCACGGTATAACCGGTCTGGTATAAGGTTTTGGCAAAGCCCGACATATCCTGTAGCAGTTCTTGGTTTGTGTGCTGGATTGCTGAGGACGGAAGCTCTTCCTTGGATACAAACTGCGAAAGATTTTGAAGAAAGGCATCGGCACCGGCAGTCAGCGACACCGCACCGGAAAGAAGCGCTCCCCCCACGGCAGGCTTGCTTTGTATGTATTCTGCCGTAGCGGCACCGCTCCTCCGATTCAAGTCCTCCTGAAGAAAGGCAACGTATCCGTCAGCGCTCGCAACACCTTCGGTAGCAAGCAAATATTCGTAGATGGCCTTCTCCTTTTCGGTCATGTATTCGCCGCCTTCAATCGTTCCGTTATTCACACGGCTGACACCGTTGAGCATACGGAGCTGTTCACCAAACAGTAGATCCTCACCATCCTCGGGAGCGTTCGAGGTCTGTTTGACCGGCCCCTTGGACGGAGCCATGGCACCGAATACCGATGAACCGACATCACCGATCCCGTCCTGCCGCACCCGATATGCCTTTACCTTGGCCGCATATGCGGCGGCGTCCTCGGCCTTCGCATCATACTGCTCTTGGGTTTCACGTCTTTCCGCATCACGCCGAATCCGCTTAAGCTCCTCGATTTTCTCTTTGGTTGCCTTGTCCTCCTCCATTTCCTCATAGCTATAAACATTGAAGATGCCGCCGAGGGGCTTCTCCAGCTCTTTTTCCAAGCTGGCAATCTCGCGGCCAATCTCCGAGGACGGCATATAGGAATACCGATTCTTTTCAAGCCATGCCAGTTCCCTGCCGCTCGTTCCCTTCATGGCGTTCATAATATCCGCATAAGAGGATCCGTCATACTTTTTCCCATAGGTATCGTTATCGTATGCCGCTTCATACTCCTCGCGGGTAAAGGAATCCCAATAATCCCGATCTGCCCGCAGATGTTCCATAATTTCCGCCTGCGTCTTGCGGCTTCCGTCAAGAATATCGGTGATCTGCTTCACGAATTCAGGATCATAGTAAGCCCCATAGGTCTCAAGCCCCTGCTTGATTGCCGATGCCTCGGTGTCGAACCGCGAAAGCTGGTCGCTGTATCGGTCAAAGGCCTCCCCTGCGTCATCCACGTATACGCCGTCGGCCCGATGACCCACACGGTTCTGGTAGTTCTTGATATAGGTGTTACTGTTCTCCAGCCATTTCGTTGTCCGATCTATGATCTCCTGCTGAACCGACGCTGCGGAGGCTGCGCGTCTCCGTTCCAACAGATTCTGCATCACCGAAGACGCAGAGGGGGAAGCACCGGCCTCCGCCTGCGCTTCCCGCTCCTTTCTTTTTTTCCACAATTCCTGTACCGTTGTTGCCATGTTTTATACTTCCTTTCCGGCTATCGCAGCATGAGCCGTTCTTTTGTTATACCGGTATTGCCACCTACGCCTTTGCCTTTCTGCGGGGTTTTTGGTTCTTCCCCCTCAGGCAGATCCTCCGGATCCACGTCAACGTCGGCCCCCTCAGGAAGTCCCTCTCCATCGAGCCACGCTTCGGGTATAAAAGCCATGTACCGCTCAATCACGCTTTCGGGAACGCCTTTTTCAAGAAGCACATCGAAATATCTCACCGCATTGGAAAAATCACCCGTTTCATCCCCTTCGGCAAGATATGAAAGAAGGGTATCTTCCTCCGATGCCGACATCTTATAGTCGGATCCCGAAGCATGTCCCGCCTGACTCGTATTATAACCGAGAGCCTCGTATCGGCTGAAGTCCCCAAGACTCGCTGCGATATCGGCATCCTTCAGCGCATTCTCCCGATCAAGTTGGGCCTTGTCCAGATCAAAGCTGTCCTGCCATTGCCGGTCGGAAACACGGTCTCTCTCAAGCCGATAGTCATGATCCCGATCGTCAAGATATCGACTGTAATCCTGTGCCTCACGATCTGCATAAAGGCCATACTGATCGAGAAGCGCATCCCCCTCATCGTCATATCGGCTGTACGCCAATTCATAAAGCTCGGGGATCTTGTCGGTAAGCCCCTTCATATATTCCTGATGGGCTTGCTGCCCTACGCTTTGGGCATAGGAATTGCCATAGCCCCCCGTCATGGCGGAGGCCTTTCCCATGGTGTCCTGCATGGCCATGCGTCCTCCCGACACGTAACGGTCCTCATGTTGCTTGTATAGTGCGTCGGAGCCGGGATCATAGGAAAAGGGCTTCCGCTCGGCTATCTTACTTAAAATACCGTCCATCTTTTCCTTCCACACCGATGAATACCCCCCGGTTCCCGTTTCGGTAGCAGCCGGCTTCTGAATTTTTTCGTTCAGCTCCGGCTCAAGCTCTTTTTTTGTTGCCATAATACCTCTCCTTTTTGACGTAGTTTTTCTTGGCCGCAATGTCGGGATCGTCCGTCAGGTATTCGCTGTCGGGGTTTAGTTCCTCGATCAAGGCCAAGACCTTGTTATCCATTTCAGAAAGTGTCATATCATTTCTCCGTTTCGATTAACGTCCAGCCATCGGGATAAGCTTCGGGCGTCCATACGTTGTTGTCGATGGTAGATTGGTATAGGCTGTCCCCCCTCCACCCGCACTCACCAAGAGCAAACGCCGTACCGGCCGTGATGGTATCGGGAATGATACGATACCCCTCACGGTACTCAATATCTTCCCACAGAAGGTCTGCCGCATCGGGCGTGGTTTCTGCCGTGTCGTATAGGTCAACCGCCGCACGTTTGATCGTGCCGTTCCAGTTGATTCTCGTTCCTGCCCTCACAAGAGATCCATCGCCCTTTAACCGTGGGAAAAGGGATGCTCCCTCGCTTGCGGTCTTATCATCCAAAGAGGCAGCCACCTGTTCCACAATGCTTCGCAGTTTCAATGCTTCGCTTCGTTTCATACGCTACCTCCCAAGATAATACCAAGTGCTTCGGAATCGCTGATTTCCACATCATTGTCAACGGGTGGAAGTTCGTACAATTCCCATGTCAAATCCTCTTTCAAACGGTAATCATAGCCACTTTCGGGCGTCGGTCTTGCCTTGATTTGGGCGAGGAGGTCAGCGTATTCTTCCTCGGTGATTTCTGTACCGCCATAGCCTGTTCCTATTGCAATAAGATACCCGTTTTCAATTTGTTTGTAATATCTCATTTCGCACCTCCTTAGTCGATATTATCCAATACACCGCATATAAATCCGTACGTGTAACCCGCTTTCAATTTATGCTCCGACGTAGCGTAAAGTCGACATGTTGATTCAGTATTGGGATCTGTTTCTTCATAATAAGAACCACCATATATGCTGCCCATCATGCCAAACCCAGTAAAACCTACATGATGGCGGTATATCGTACCATTAATATTTTTTAAACTCTTCGTACATGAAAAACCGGCAACCATTAAATTCTCCTGATTCTCCGACAAACTATCTGCAATATACCAAACGACAAAGTTAGGTTTAACGCCCAGATTGTGGGAAATGTCTTTGTAAGTTGTTATATCACTTGAAAAAGTAGTAGAACCACTTGTCAAAGCGGAAATATGGTTGGGCAAACCGCCACCTGTTTCGATATTGGAAATAGCCGAAATAAAACCGGTGGGAAACATAAGGGAATCGGATGATTCTGCCTTCTCTCGGATAGCAACGGCGATCGATATCAAGTCGGTTTCCAATTGCTCGGTATTGACAACTTTATAGTCAGCCATCAGTAACGGCCCCCTTCCCATGTCGGCAAAGCATTCAGCACATCGGCAACCATAGCTGCCTTGTCGGCCTCCGTCCAGTAGTCGGTTCCCTTCTCAGGCGTATAACCAGCGGTGCCGTTCATCACGTCAAATTGCTGAGAGCCGTTGGCGTCCGTTATGTTGATTTGGTGACCGCCTTCAATTTTGGTTATGTTTATGACGGGAGGACCACCGCCAGTGTCCGATTCTCCTTCAGGGATTTCCACCTCAACAGGCTCACTTCCGTCATAGGTTGCCGTTATCGCACCCTTAAACTTCAGCGGATGGGAGAGCTTGGTGGCCGAGACCCCCGTGTCGGTGTCCCCCACGAACCAGTTGCCGTTTTCCCCGATCCTCGGAGTAAAAAGCTCTCCCACCATTACCGCTCCGCCGAAGCTCGCAGTCAGATGGGTTCCTCCGATGATAAACTCAACGTTCATCAAATCACCTCCCTATTCAGAATTTTGGTCACCGGAATCTTCACAATGTCGGTAGGGATCACCTTTCCCTCTACCTTGACTTTGAGTTGCATCTCGGCTATAGTATCATACCGCAACAGCAAAGTTTCTTCCTGCCCCAATTCCACTGAAAACAGATTGTTCCCTTCGTCCTCTGCCATCTCTTTTTTGGGTTTGACAATCAATTCCACGCCGCATTGTGCAATGGAAAACACCGCCTCCTCTACGGTTGATACGGGAATTTCCGCAGGCATTTTCATATAAATTGTTGGTGTACTGCCTTGTCTCATCATGACCTCCTTACGTTGCTATTGTGCCGCGCACATAGAATGATACATCGATTTTTTGATCGTTTCTTCCATACGGCGAGCATACCTGCCAATTTCCCGTCGAGGTGGTTGACGGCACGCTTCCGCTGGAGCCGGTACAAAGGATATAGGCGTTTCCCACGCTGCTCGGCGTGACCTGTATGAACGGAACGTCCTTGAAGGTCACGGGAAAGGGCTGCGCAGGAATCGCGTCGGGCGCATAATACATAACGTTGCTGACCCAAGCCGTTTTTATGTCAACAGTTGCCGTATACCGCCCCCACAGCTCCACGCTTCCGTCAAGCCATCGCCTCACACGCCATATGCTTTCGTCATACTCGTAATATCCCGCCATCGGATACCGCGCGCCCTCTCGCAAAAATGTCGCATCGCCGTGGAAATAGGTCTTCCATCCCATGTCGATCCGATCCTTTTCCGAATAATCGCAGTACATACCGATGGCAACGTTTCGGCCGCCGATTCCCTCATGAATGGTGCAAAAATCGGCGGGGATCCCACGGGTGATCTCGGTCGATTCTCCGATCGTATCCACTGCCCCCAGCTGAATTGCATAGGAGGTGCTGCGGTCAAATACGACGGCGCTGAATACCGTACTGACCAAATCCTTCTCGGCATCCTCGTTATGAAAGGTATACCACTCGGAATACGCCGGCGCGCCTTCCGCCATGTAACGAAGCCGAAGCGCACAGCGATTCAAGCCGTCACCCACCGGGGTATAGCTTCTCCCTGCCTCGATTTTGAGAAAGCTGCCGGCGGGATCCACGCTCCCGTCACTTTGACATCGAACGCAAGTCACATCCAGTGCGCCGGAGTAGGGAGTCACGTAGGGCTTGCGGTACGCCGCCACCGTAATCGTTTGGCGCGTTTCCGCGGTCCTGCCACGTCCATCGGTGACTCGTCCGATCACCTCACATTCTCCGGGCACCGAAAGAAGCTCCGAAAGCGCTACACTGCCTGTCCGCTTTGTCCCGTTGATGATCAACTCGCAAAGCGTAATCGTAGCACCATATTGGCCCTCCGAAGCGGTAAAGTCCGCGCGAACTCTGCTCTTCTCCATCAAATAAAGCCCCTCGAAGGCCGCAGGAAGCGAGGAATACGGGGTCAGAACCATGGAGATCTTCGGCTCCAGCTCATCGCTGTCGGGAATGTAAGCCGTAAAATAGGAATACCGTGTTCCGATCAGCTCCTCTCCCATATAAGTCTCACAAATCACATACCCCGTCATAAACGGGCTATTCGGCATCTGCCAGATCATTGACATGGGAAGAGGCCAGACAGCCTTTGTTGCAACGCTATCGGCAATCACCTCAGAGACATTGCCAAAATGATAGGACAGCTTGTGGAGAAACCCTTTTTCGGCTGGATTCAGCGTGATGGTGATCTCATTCCCGATAACAGGGTTTACATCGGAAAGCACCGCCACCGTAGCACGGGTAATGGCCTCAAGCTCAGCCACCCCCGAAAGAGAACCGCCCGTCAGCGACGAGGAGCCGTAATGGGTAAACGTTGCCGCAATCGGCAACCGCAAAGTACCGTCGGCATCGTGAAACACCGTTCCCGTCCAGGTAGCAAAAACCGAAATCTTTCCGTCTCTCGTATCGATATAAGATCTCGTTGGCGATACCACGCCGCCCTTGATCGTTAGCTCCACGGTCGGCTTCTTATCCAGATTGTAAGCACTCACCCATGTCACATTGCGCTGTATCTTCAGATTCACCGTAACATTGGAAGAATTGCCAACCGAATCGGGAGCCCCGTTCCGTTGCCATTCTGCCCAAAAATCGTATCGACTTCCGTACTCACCGGTACAGGAGCCGGTTATTTTTCCTGACGTTGCCATACGTTTTCTCCTTTACATACCGTACCATTTATGAATCACGTCCCCTTCGCTTCCGATCAGATACCGATACCCGCCCAGCTTCAACGACACCAAAATCTCCGCTGAAGCAATGTAAAGCGTCATGTCGCTGATCCATGCCACCTCGGTATCGTTGGCATCAAAAAAGGAAAGCCTGTCGGCAGTAAAACGCGCATATTTCCGAAAGTCCTCCCCGGTTTTCTGTCCCACCTCAAGGCCGTAGACCGGAACACCTTCCTCCATGTCCAAGAGCCCTGCCTTGATATTGGCCGATACATAAACCGTTTCGCCACCTTTCGTGGTAATGATCTCCTGAAAGTTTTTGAAATTCGCCTCAATGGCGCTGGCATTTTCCGAAATAGCAAGCTCTGTCTCTTCCTTGAAGGTTCCGTAATCCGACAGTGCTTCATACCGTCCCACCAGACGTCTGTGAATTTGCTCATAATAAGCATTCACGATATCGGAAGAGGATAAAATCAGGGCTTTAATTTCCGAAAATGACGGTGCGCTCCCCGCACCACTGCCCGTTCCACCTCCTGTAGCCCCCGCATCTCGCCTGTAGGGGGCGGGAGCTTGCCCGCTGATCGTCAGAGCCCCCTCCCGATCCAAAGCGTTCAAAGCCCATGTCAACTGCTCTCCCATTTGAAAGAGATAGCTTTTGATCTGCTCAAGCTGTTGCCGTTCGCTTGCCCCCGTTATATGCGGAAGCCGTAGATCGAAGCTCACCCAACATCACTCCCCTTCTCCATCGTCTTGGCAACGGACAGAAGCTTGGCATCACCATCGCCTTCAAACCGCATACGGAAATGATCGCATCGTCGCGGCCGGATCGGGACGGGAAAGCTCTGCAAATTCCTTCCGACCAAGCGGCAAGATTCCTCCCATACACCACTCGAATCGTACTGAAGCCATACCGTCATACGTGATCCTTTTGCCAACATTAACCGCATGGTCAATCGTGTAATGTACTTGTAGTCGGGGGACGAACATCCGATAATCCCACTCTCCGCCATCCAAGAAACCGATGTTTCCGCGGGATTCCCCGAACCGAACACCGTCTTGATGCGCTTATCTCGATGATCGATCAGATACATCTCATCTCCGCAGGAGCAAAAGGCCTCGACCTGCGTATCATCCTCACGATGCCACAAGCTTCGCATCGTATCGTACACGAACAAATGCCATGCTCCCGCCGCATCCTGCATCGAAATATAATATTTGTTTCCGTGAGCTCCCGCCACCGCGTTTCCGTAAAGCGTCTGACCCAGCGCAGAAGACATCTCCTGCGGAAGAGATCCGTCGTAGGCACAGACACCGCTCCTCGTCTTGTAGTAGAGGATCTCATTCACAATGGCAAGCGAGCGATGGCAACCCTTTTGAACACCGCGGCAAGCCGTCGTCTGCAGCTGATAATTCGCGGGGTAATTCCCGTAAATCTTGTGCATACACCCCTCCTTGAAGAAGATGGGATGACCGAGATGCGTTACCGCCCCCGTGAAAGCACCGTCCGATCCTAACGATACCGTATAAGAATCGGTAGAGATTCCCATATAGCAGGTCCAGTTTTTGAAATCCCCCAGCTTGGAAGCATAGATTTCGTTTACGATCTGCCCGTTCCGTGCAGGGCCATAGCGACACCCCCACAGGCGGTTTTCCGATTCGATCACGAAATCCATATGCGGCATCTGCCTTGCAAAGGCCATGGGGGCGGTCTGCGACGATACCGTCACCGTTCCGCTCAAATGACCGACCACAACGAGATAATGATCCTCGCGGCTCCAAATGACGAAATCCCCGTTCAAACCCGAAAGCACCTCTCCCTCAATACCGGAAACGGTGATCCCGTCATATTGAGAAAAAGGCGTCCCGATACCGGGTGATGCAATCTTGACATACGTGGTCGTAACCGTCACCCACGATGCCATGGCCTCGCTGTATTGCTTAAGCGAATGGGGCACCGTCGAGGTATCCATCCAGTATTGCCCGTTGGTCGGATATACAGGCTCCTCCGCCTGTGTATAGCTAACGGCATAACTCTCTCCGTCAATGTTGCATAGAGAGAAGGTGACCGTCGTCTCCGCCGACGGCATGATGGTTTTTACCGCCTCGATCTGTCCGTAATCTTCTAAATTCTCCCGATTCACATAGACCTTGTCGGGCAGAATGATCACGTAGGCCCCCATGGAAACGAGCGTCTTGGGACAGTCTGCTTCCGCTGTCGAAAGGGTAAGTCCTTCCACAGGATGTCCCGCGATAAAAAAGGTATCGCCGTCCACATAACAGAGGGCATCCTTGGCGATCATCCCCTGTGGGGCGACAGGAGAGGCATACACGCCCCGCGGAGGGCGCGGGGATAATACCGGATAGGCATCCGAGGTCAGATTCTTCATATCATAAAACTCGCCCTCTCCGGTGCGGAGCTTATGTTGGTATCCGCCGAAAACCTCCAACACCTCGCGGAAGGATTCTTCGGCTTTCAATGTTGGGAAATGCATGGCAGCCCCTCCTCAAAAATACTTCCGCCTCACCCGTTTCGGCATATGCGTCCTCGCATAGTATCGGGCATAGGCGTCATAGGCCGTATTGTACATGGTGATACTGCTGTTATAACGGGCGATCTCCCCGTTCCGATAATCGATCTTTGCCTCAAGCCAATAACGATACAGGCTGTCGTAGGGAGGTGGAACGAGAAGCTCGGTATCCGGAGAAATTCCCACATCATAGCCCGCAAAAGCAGGGGCCTTGCTCTCATAGCGGTCAAGAATCTCTGCCTTCACATACCCGTCGCACTCCGAAAGCCAACGAACGACCTCATCGGGAGAGCACTGTCCGGGCTTCAGCGTTCCGATCTCCGTCACAGCATCGCTAATTTTCATACTGTTCCTCCTAAAAAACTAAAGGGAGCGGGAACGCATATTCCCCCTCCCTCCGTGTTGTGTTAAAAAGTAGCAGCCTTGGCCGAAGCCTCCGCCTCGTAGGCAATGGCAACCTCCAGCATCTTCTCTCTGCGCTCCAGAACCTTGGCCACGTTCCATGGCACCTCTACGGCAACACCCCGCTTGATCTGGTAGCGCTTACCGTTGACGGCGACGAAGACATCATCCTTTTCGTTCTTGGAAAGAGGAAGACGAATGGTCACCTTCTTAACAGCATTAGCCTTTGTTTTGGATTTCTTTTCCACTTTTTCGGTCTTCTTCTCTTCATCCTCTGCCAAAGAATTGTCGGAAGCACCGTTTTCGTTTTCGTCCTTCAGCTCTTCTGCGAGAGCCTTGGTTTCATCGTTTTTAGCCACAGGAATTATCCTCCTTCGTTTTTATCGGGGGAGGGCTCGCCCTCCCCTCACGATTTTTTAGTTTGCTTCGGCTTCGTCGGAGAAGTCAGAGCAGCACTCCACACGGATCATGTAGGGATCCAGCAGGATCTCTGCAGTCTTGGTTGCCTTCCAACCCACGGTAGATCTCTGATCCAGAGGGTCAGCCGTACCGGCAGAACCCAACTGTTTGATGATGGTACGAAGGCCGCCGCCCTCAATCTCGGTCACGCCGTACGCTCCGTCGGCGATAAAGAGACAGCCGTAAACAGCAAGACCGTCGGGACATTCGTTCTCGGCACCGGTGTAGATAGCGGCCTCGGAGGTCTCAACGAAGCGAACACCGGCGATGCGGCCGATCTCGCCCTCGTACATCTCCTCGGGCGTACAGTATTTGTGCATCTCCTCCCACTTGTCATCGTTCATAAGATCGTATGCCACGTGGGGATGAATAATTGCCACGTAGTCGCCGTTGATCTTGGGTGCATTGACAGCCTTCAGGAGCGCAGCCACGCGCTTGACCGCCTTCACCGTCAGAAGGCAAGAGGCGTCCAGCTCGGTACGGTCGTTGACGACGGTTCCGTCTGCCTTGGGGCAGTAGAAGACGTTGGTGCCGCTCTGAAGTACGTTTCGGGTAATGGTATCCAGGGTAAGGCCTGCCTGTCTGCCGATGGCCTTGGTGGCTTCCAAAGCGTTACGGTCGATGGCAGTCAGGTCGAGAATATCCGACAGCGCGACGTAATCGCCGTACTGGCTGACCTCGGCCTCCACAGCCGTTACGTTCAGCTTCTTACCGTCGGGCGTCACGCCTTCGGTCAAGGGATTGGTTGCCTTGGGCAGAGAGGCGTACTTGCGGAACTCCACCTTCTTACCGCTTCCCTTCGGAATAGGACGCTTCTGTCCGAACTGGTCATGAACCAGATTCGGAGAGGCCTCCTCGATGAGGGTGCGATCGTAAAAGGTTTTGTTCTCGACGGAAAGACCGGGATCGGTCGTTACGTTGGTGTTGATTTCGGCAAACAGCTGTAGATTGATCAGCAGAATGCCCTTCATTACGTTGTAAACAGTTTTCATCATAACTCTCCTTTTGGTATTTTATTGGATTTTTTGAAAAGGAGATATCGTCGTACTCGGGATAGGCTCATCCTATCCGAAGCTGATCTTATCTCCCCGCATGACCCGACGTTCGACTTCCTTCAGGTCAGCTTTCGAGAGCTGTGACACATCGCTCTTGGTAACGGCGGAGCTGGGAGAGGTCATACCGTTCTCAGAGGGTCTTGCTGCGTTGGCGCGGACGCGGTTCATCACCCTATCCTCGGATTTTTGAGCAGCGTACTGCATGGCATCCGAAAGAATATCCTCGCGATGAACCACTTCATAGGCCGTTTTCACGTCAATGTTGGCCTTCAGAAGCGAGCGGAATTGATCGTTCTTCAGCTCGGCTCTCAGGTCAAGACCGGGATAGACGGCCTTGGCCGCCTCAGCCTGTTCACTCCAAGCACGGTAATCCCGTTCGGCGCTTTCCCGTTTGTTTCGCTCGGTTAAAATGCGATTCAGACGGCTCGCCTCCGATTCAGCCTTAACCAGTTTTCGGTAAGCCTGTGCCGTCATACCGTGTTTTTCGGCTTCAGCTTCAAACATGGCATCGTCGTTTTCCAAAGCGACACCGAGGGCCTTCACATCGGAGGGATCTACCCCGTATTTCTTACCCAAAATCTCAAGAATCGGGCTGATCTCCTCCTGTCGTGCCTCCTGTCTGTCCGCCGTTGCCTTGGCATCCTTCAGGCGGGCACGAACGATCTCCTGCATCTTCGCTTGATAGAGATCCTTGTATTCCCCCTCGATCAGGCGGGAAAATTCCGCTTCGCGGTCTACCTGCGAGGTTTCCCCCGCGGGTGTCTCCTGCTCCTGCACAGCGGCGGCCTGTGCCCCATCCGCCTCGCTCTTCTGCACACCGTAGCGCACGTTGGCGAGTGGATTGGTTTTCACGCCCTTTTTGGCAGTCTTACTGCCCTCCGACACGGCGTCTGCCGGTGTTACGCCCGCTTGGGACGCGGCGTCCGTCCCGTTTACGCCCGTTGCTCCTCCCGCCGTAGTGCCACCGTCTCCCGCGCCCGCGCCGCCTTCGGCAAAGAGCTGGAGATCAAGAGAGAGGAAAAGATTCTTAAAAGACATAGCGTCCTCCTTGATCCGTATCGTGGACCGTCCGTGGTTTTATATTAAGGCGTTTCCGCCTCACCAAACGAAGTTAACCCCACAAAATCGGGATAATTTGCCGCCAGAAGGGAAAAGCCCACCTGAACGACGGAAAAATTGTGTATGGCCTCGTCGAAGGCGTCGCCCTTCGGCTTCACCACGACATGAGCGTCACCGCTGTCAAGACGAATGCGCGGGCGCTTTTTTAAGCGCCGCTGCCGATACATCTGCCACGCGACCTGCGCCGCCGTATAGATCAGGATCGAGGCCGAAGCACAGATGAGATCACGCCCCGCTTCTGCTGCTCCTGCGTGGCCTTTTACGGTAAGGGATATCACGCCGCACCCATCGTCTTTCCGAAATTCTGCTTTTACCATAGGTACTCACGTCGGCGACGCCATTTCGGCGGCTCGTTGTCTTGCTTTTTTGGTATGAGCGGATTCCTCGCCGGGCTCCTTCCGTTCGGGAACATTACCGGGCATGGCAGGAAGTGAGGCTCCCATTCCCGCCGCCATCTGCGCCGTTATATTGGTGCCCTTGATGTTGTCCAACTCCTGCGCCATCATAAACATCTGCTGTTGCATTCTCTGCATCTGCTGATACATGCCGCCGTTCTGTGCGATACGCTCCATGATGAAGGCCTTACGGTCGAAGTCCATCATATCGAGGCAGGAAAGGGCCTGATCGGCATTCTGAGGATTGAAGAAGCCCGCCCCGAAGAATTGGAGCGCCAGCTCGTTCTGCGCCATTTTGGAGTAAGGAGACGCCTTCTGTGCCGTCACCTCAATATCGAAAAGCGGCACTCTCGGCTCGTCTCCGGGGCCTGCCGTATTGACAATCCCTGCATTGGAGTAACGAATAAACTCCTGCGCCCCGCCCTCTCCCAGAATACGGAAATACCGCGGGGTGTCGTAAAACTGACGGATCAGCTCGATCATCATGAGAACGATACGGCGGAAGGCACGGTAGGCGCTTTTGTTGCTGTCGCGGGACAGCTTCCCACCCGCCTCCTGCATAGCAGCAATGGCCGAGGCCGCCGTCACACCCGAGCTGGTTCCGCCCGTAGAGATATCGCGGTTTCCCGTCACCTCCTTCAGCTCCTCGATCTTGTTGCTGATAATCGAAACATAAATATCCGAAAGGGCATTTGGTGTGATCGGCTTGATCCCGTCGGGAGATCCCTCGTATTCAATGAACTCATTAGAAAGATCGGCGTATTCCTCCAGGTTAATTCCGCTGGCCTTGGACACAAAGTGCCGCGGCGCGGCGTTGGTCAGCATATTTTTCAGAATAGCCTGGTTGCCGCGATCGATGTAGGCCTGAGCATCCTTGCCGATGTCGATATAGCCGAAGCCGGCAGGCGTTCCCTCAAGAGGATAAAGAACATCAAACACAAAGGGATATTCCCCGTGATCGTAAAGCCCCTTCTCAGCAAAATTTGGATCATTCTCGGTAGCAAAGAGTACCTCGCCGCCCACAAACTTACAGTAGTGAAGCACAGGCTTTCCGCCTGCTCCCGCTTTTCGGTAATACCAGTCTACCACAAGGGACTTGCTCGTCGTATTCACCGTATCGTCGTAGAGATAGGTGGAAACAGCACCCGAATCGGAGCCAAGCCTTCCCGCCAGCTTAGGATACCGTTCGATAAGAAGCTCGTTATCCATCAGCTCTACGTGAAACAGGTTTCGGGAATTCTGAATATCGGAAATACCGGGCTCCCAGAAGAGATTGAGAAGATCCACCTTGCGGATGGCGATCTCGCCGAGGCCGCCGTGGGCATCCTTGTCCCAATATACGGCGTAAGCGCCGGTACCGGTCTTTAGCTTGTAGTACCACACGTCGTTGTAGACCTGTTCAAAGCCGCATTGATCGAGGATCACGGGCAGAATGGCGGAAAGCATCTTAGCCTCAGCTTTGTCGGACGCCTCTCGGGGCAGAACGTTAGGCGAGGGATAGTTGTCCATGGCGTCGGCGTGCTTGTTCAGAATGCTGTTGAGAAGCCATCCCGAAACAGGCTGCACCTCCTGCTTCTTGTCCTGCATACATTCCCAGTGACGCATCTTGTACCATTGCTCGTTGGCAATAATCTTCTGCTCCAGGTTGGCTTTCCCCTGGCGGTATTCCAGCATCGTTTGATAGGCTTTCCTGACTTCTTCCTGCCCAATCGTAGCGGTCAGGACGTGAAAGCCGTTTTCCACCCCTCTCGGAAGTAGAACCTCGCCGTGGGACTCTGTAACGATCCCTCTCTTTTCGGTTTTTCGAATCTCGTTCATCCCGGTTGCGTTGTTCACTCTATTACCTCCATTTTCGGCCGTCCGGATCGTGGCCGTATATCCTCCCTCGGAATATCGAGGAAGAGTCGTCTCGGATCCTGCTCGTATCCGTCGGGCAGTCGTGCATAACGAGGCTTAATAGGCCGCATCATGCAGAAATACCGTGCCTCATCGGCTACGTGATCCTCACCCTCGGTATTCAGGTCCTCCACCTTGTGCTCGTCGTAAATGAGCGTCGGCACCGTGCGGATGAAGGCCTTGCAGTTTTTGAAGACATACATCATCGGATATCCGTTCTCGTCGAAGGCGAGACGGTGATGCATCTGCATCCATCCGGGAATGCG